AGAACAAAACTATCAACCAACTCAGGCTGCTATACCTGTAGAAAGAATGATGGAGATGGAAAGTCAGGCTAGAGCTGCAAGACAAGCTGCTGCTCAAAGTGCTCCTCAACAACCAGCTCAACGACCTGTTAATCCTGGTAACTATTATACTTATAGTCCTGATTATGGGGATATGAGAATACCTCAACCAAAGATAAATACATCACTACAACCTAAAGTGAAGTATGATAAGTTTTCTTTATCACCTCAGATGGTAATTCCTTTACCATTTGGATTTGGTAAACAGACTCCTAGTGAAATACCTAATAGTGAAATTACAGATCCTGTTCGTAATGTTTCTGCAAAACCAAAAGTAAATCTTCCTCAGTATAATCCTTTTGTAAAACCAGTTGCTAAACCAGAACTAGGTCCTTTTAATAGTGAAAGGTATAATGATGTGCAAGAAGTAGATCCTGTAAATCAACAAGGAGCTCCTGAATTTTTATTTAATAGTGAAAAGTTATTTAACAGTTTTAATAGACCTAAACAAAAGCCATTACTACCTGTAGTAATACCAGCTAAGAAACCAGTTGTTAAAACTGAAAAGTATACTAAACCTGAAGTAGAAGAACTACCGTGGTATGAGGAAGCAGCAAATGCTGTAACAAACACTTTAAAAGGTTTCTATGATGACTTTGCAGAATCTGTAGAAAAGAGTCCTTTTGATTTTAGAGGTATGAACTTTGGTACTCCAGTTTCTCCACAAGGAGCTACTGAGATGACAAGAGACTTAACTAAAAGAGGATTAAGTTTGTTTTCTCCAGACATGGCTGAAAAGTATAATAACTGGCTAAACCGTCAACAGGCTATAAAAAATATGGATAAAGATCCAGTTAGTAAAATTGTAGTTCCTGATTTTGACTATGCTCCTATGTATATAACAGGAGATACTATTCCAGATGCTGGTGGTCGTCAATATCATATACCAGAAAGCATGGATCTTAATGCTTTAAAATTTGGAGTACGTAATAGAGGAGACTTTACCCCTATAGATACAGAAGCAGCTTCTATTACAGCATTCCATCCTTTTGTAGATTCTAAATTATATTTTACTCAAATTGCAGATGATCCTGCTAATGCTACTTATTTAGGAATTACACCAGATGGTCAAGTACAAGTTGGTGGACGCAAAGATGTTGAAAATAAAGATATAAAAATAACTCGTGTATTTTCTAATAAAGTAGTAGACTTTATTAAAGACCCAACAGGAGGTATTAAAAAAGTTCCTGCTGGAGCTAAGGTTAACAAGAATGCTTTTTCACCAGCTGTTACTGTTATAGGTGATGATGGTAAACAAAAAGAAGGTAAGCTTAACTTAGTAGTACCACAAGGAACAAAAGCAGATGATGCATTTGGTGTAGCGACAGGTGGTCGTTTTATATTCCAAACACCTGATGGACAAAGTCGTTTAGTAAGTGGATCTTTAAGTAATATAGAACAAGAGTTTAAACGTATTAAAGGAAAGAATCCTTATGTTACTGTAATAAGTTTAGATAATGGTTCTTTTTCTCGTGGTCTCCGTACTTTTGATAAAAGACTTACTTCTGTTGATTTAAGATCATATGATAATTTAAATTCAGGTGGTGGTAACTTTGCTTACTTACTACCTAATCAACAAACCAGTAGACCTTTAGCTAAGTTTGATGAGTTTGAAAAAGAAGCTACAAAAAGACTTCAAGCATTATATCCTGGTAAGAAAGTTAGTGTTGAATATCAAGATACTGGTCTTTATAATCAAACAGGTGGGCGTGATATTCAGACTCAAGCTGATATACAGAAAAAAGGTAACTCTCAAACTCCAGTATCTCTTCATAATTTTAATGCTGCTAGAGACTATGTACTTTATGTAGATGGTAAACCTATAAGTGGTGATCAAAGTAATAAAGCAGGTAATAATATTTATAAAGAAGTTCTTTGGAAAGCTGCTGATAAAACAGGAGTATATCATGTGGAAGATTGGGATGTTGGTCACATAGGTCTAGCTAAAGAAGGACAAAAGACTGCGTTTGATGAACTTAAATCTAAGTACCCTGAGATATTTACAGATCCTAACTTTGTTAAAAGCTTAGAGTTTATTAATAAGAATAAGTCTAATCCTACTTATGCAGAATATTATGAGTTGTTAAATAACATTCAACCGTTTACTGGACAACCTCGTACTACTGAGTTTATGAAAAGAAGTGGTACTGCTAAGAAGCAACAAGGTGGTTTAGTAAATATGCAAATGGCTGGTCAATATTTAGCTGAAAAAGATCAAACAAATACTCCTATTAATAATAAAGTTGCTTACATGCAACATAGAGAAGATCCTGTATTTTTATTAAATAGTATTAAAAAAGGAGCTAATAACTATGTGAATGACCAACAAGAAAAATTAAGAAGACAACCACAGTTTAGACAAGATCCTGGATTTTTAGAAAAGGCTTTAATGCCACTTGATGTTGCTACAGATGTAATGCAATTAGGTAATTTTATACCTGATATAAATGCTCAAGCAGTTGGGAAATTTGGAAACTGGATTGGTGCAGGAGTAGACGCAACACAAGCTGCATTAAGTGCTAAAAGAGGTGACTATTTAACTGCAGCTCTTAATGCATCAAGTCTTATTTTACCAGCATATTTTCAAAAACAAGGTTTTACAAGAACTTCTAAATTTATACCTGATAATTCTATATTAGGAAAACTTAGAAGTTCTACAGAAAGAACTAAATACATGAATGTTGGCAACAGGGTAAAGGGACAGACTCCTATGAATCTTCTTGCAAACAGAGCTGCACTTGGTACATTAGGTGTAGAAACTGCATATGACTTAGATTTGATGGGTCCAGTCAAAAAAGAAAATGGTGGACCTATATTAGATCCTCGTGGTCAATGGGCTCACCCTGGTAAAGTTACTCGTATACCTGGATCAGACATTACTATGCAAGGTGTTAACTATCCTGTATTAGGAATAGGTAACAATGGTAAGAAACAAATGATGTACCCAGGACAAGAGTATAACTTTGGTGGTGCGTCTTATGTAGATGAATATCCAATGATGCAAAAAGGTGGGTGGTCAGGTGGTGGTCTATCTAGATATGACTTGGCAACTATGGCAGCTCTTAATAAAAATATTAATTCTAAGAAAAAGTATGCTCATAATTATGATACTAGAAAAACAATTGAAGATGTTTCTTTAGAACAAGGTTATAAAGATATGAGTAATTTTATGAAGTATTGGTTAACTGAAAGAGCTAGCGATCCTAACTTTTCTGAATGGGCTAATAAAAGATTATCTGTTTTAAATAATGTACCAAATAAATATAAATCCTATACTAATAAAGATATAGAGACTGGTAAGGCTCCATATAATAGTCAGGCTTTTTATAGTCCTAAAGATTCTTCATTAAACTTTAATACTGACGAAGAATCAAGTTTTAGTGCTCCTACTCAAATTCATGAACTTAGTCATAAAATGGATTATGAGGATAATGTTTTTTATAAACAACCTAGATATTTTTGGGATTCTCTGGATTATACTACTCCTAGTAATTTTATTTCTAAACAGCTAATTCCTAAAACTAAGGAGTTTACAAATAATAGATTTGCAGGTAAACAAGATGAGTATAGTTATCTTTCTAATCCAACTGAAATTAATGCTCGTCTTAATGAGTTTAGATATCAGTATAATCTAGATCCAAAAAAGAAGTATACAGCAGAGGATATGAAAAAGATTATTAATGATCATAATAACTATAAGGGAAGTTTAAAAAATATACGTGATGAACTTTTTAAGAGCAAAGAAAATAGCTTGCAAAGTTTAGATGACCTTTTAAAGATACTAGGTAATGATCCTAAAAAGTTAGCGGATCTTCATAATCAGGTAGTAAAGAATAAAACATTTTATGCTTCTGATGCTATGCCTCAAGCAAAAAATGGTGGTTACACTGTAACTAGAAGTAATGATCGTAAAGGTAAGACTCATAAAGTTACAGGACCAGATGGAACTGTTAAATACTTTGGTGATTCTAAACTAGGTCAGCATCCTAAAGATCCAGAAAGAAAGAAAGCTTTCTATGCTCGTCATAAAAAGAACTTAGCTGGTAATCCTTTCTTTAGGGCATTTGCTAGAAAGACTTGGGAAGAAGGGGGTCAAACAGATTATATGCAAGGTGGTGGTTTATGGGATACAGATAAAGTTGCTTACTTAGATAGTACAGTTAATGCTAATAGAAACTTAGAGTTTATTAGACGTGCTATAGAAAATGATGGACTAAGTATTCCTACACCTAAAGGAGCTCCAGGATATGGTAAAGGTATGACTAGTTCACACCTTATGACATATGATCCAAAGAGTAGAAGGTCTTATCCTGAACTTGTAAATATAAACGGTACTCTAAAATACTTAACTGGAGATGACGCATATAATTATGCAGAAGATACTGGAGAGTATATACAATTTCCTACAGCTGAACAAGCTAATTACTTTAGCAAAAATTATAAGAAAAGTAATTATGTTAAAGTGGGTAAACAACCATTAGAAAAGAAACACGGTATTAAAGTAACTTATAAAAAATAAAGATATGTATTATCAACAAGGTGGTCAACAGGATCAAATTATGCAGATTATTCAGGCTTATGCTCAGATGAATCAGATTGATCCTAAGCAGTTATTAGAGCAGTTTACTCAGATGGCTCCTGAACAACAGAAAGAAGCTATTATGCAAATGGCTCAAAGTATTCAACAAGGTGCTTCTCAGCAACAACCTGATATGGCTCAAGCTGCTATGGCTTACGGTGGATATACAACAGGTATCTTTGCAGGTGGTGGAGAAATGATCCGTAGAGCTGATGGTTCTTATTCTAAAAGAGGATTATGGGATAACATTCGTGCTAATAAAGGATCTGGTAAGAAGCCTACTAAGCAAATGTTAGAACAAGAGAAGAAAATTCGTAGACAAGAAGCAGCTTATGGCGGTGTGTTTGGAAATGGTGGTACTAACAATGCTGGCTTTGACGCATTGCCAGACTATGTACAAGCTAAGATTTTAAGAAACATGGGTTATGGTGGTTACTATGATCCAATGGAATTAATGGCAGATGGTGGTGAACCTAATGGTGAAATGGCATTAGGACAAATGTCTTCTGTAGCTGATAAGATGAATAAACTACGTGAGTTTATTTCTCCAGAACAAAACTTAGATCCATGGATTGCTTCTAAGTTAGCTGTTATGGATTATTCAGCTGATGCTATTTCTGACTACATGATGTATAATCCTGAAGCTCAGGATGAAGAGATGGAAATGGAAGAGATGGAAATGAAAAAAGGTGGTTCAACATTTAGTGGTAATGCTTGGTATAAAAACGGTGGAACAAATAATCCAGGCTTTAGAGCTCTACCTGAATTTGTACAAAATCAAATACTTTCTAACATGGCGTATGGTGGTATACAATTAGATCCAGCTAAGAGAGGAACATTTAAAGCTCAAGCCACTCGTATGGGTATGGGTGTACAAGAAGCAGCATCTGCAATACTTAATGCACCAGAAGGAAGATACAGTCCAGCTATGAGAAAAAAAGCTAACTTTGCTAAGAACTTTGCTAAGCAAATGGGTGGTTTAGTAGAAGGTGATATACTTGATGTTACACCAGAACAGTTACAGATGTTAAAACAAGGTGGTTATAACTTTGAAATTATTGACTAATGAGAATACGTATTACAGGAAAAGGTTTACCTAAAGCTCAACTTGCTGGTCAACAGCCTGTTAGAAACAGTGTGTCTATTAATGGAACTACTTATTTTGAAGGAGATCCTGGTTATGAAAAAGCTAAACAAGATGCTGCTATGATGAAGCAGCAAAATTCTGCTTTTAATAATCTTGTTAACTCTCGTATTAAACCAGGTATTGAAAATGCTATAACTGATGTTAAAAACTTTGCTTCTAATAAGTTTCCAAAGTTAAATTTTAAACCACTTGGTCAAGCACCTATACAACCTGCAGCTGCACCAAATAATACTCCAGCTGTTACAACAAACTCAGCTACTCAGATTTTACCTGCAGCAGCTTCTGCTTTTCCTTTTATACCTAACCAAGGCTTTTCAAGTAGTGCTTTTTCATTAGGTAAATCTGGTTTACCACCTTTACCAAAGGTAACGACTGTTAATGCTGATGGTACTACCACTACTACAGGTGATTTTGGAAATCCTATTAGACAATACTCAACAGATCCTAATAGTGGTGGTGGGGATGCTAATCCTTTATTACAACCTACTTCATCAAATCCAGTTAGTTGGTACAGTAAAAATATTGGTGACCCTGTAGAAAAAGCATTTGAAAGTATAGATAAGTTAACATCATGGGGAAACTTTGGTACTGAACTTGTTAACAGTTATAAAAGAAAACAAGACTTTGATAAAAGGCTAAGACGTCAAACATCTACAGATTCTTTATTCCCTGAAGTACCTAGTGAGATGTCAGGTAATCGTGGAGATTATGTAGTTAGTGGAAGTAGATTTGGTGAGTTTAGACCTGATGAGTATGTTGTAAACAAAGGTATGTACACTGGTCAGTTCTTACCTAGAATGGCACAATATGGTGGAGGAGTAATTCCTGAAGAACTTGTTATGCCTGTAGATCCTATTGAACTATCGGCACCAATGCCGTATGCAACATCTGCTCCTGCAGAATCTAGTCCTGCTCCAGCACCAAGATCTTCAAGTGGAGCTAATCCAGTTGCTGAACAAACATGGGAAGAAGTTTCTACACAGTTTCCAGGTGTTAAGCATTTAGGTATATGGGGAGATAAAAGACATCAGAAAACTAAGAGTGATCATAACACTGGAGATGCTTTAGATATTGGTATTACGGATCTTAATCAGGGTACAGAGATTGCCCAGAAACTTATTAAAGAAGCCCAAGATAAAAACATTAGTTATATTATATGGAACAAGCAGATATGGAATCCATCTGTATCTAATTCTTGGAGACCTTATAATGGAGATAATCCTCATACTAGTCATGTTCACGTAAGCTTTAATAGATCATCTCAGCCTGCTGCAGGAGAAATTGCTTTAACTCATAACAATCCTTTAAACATACATCATGGAGACTTTACTTCTAAATATGGTGGTAAACAAGGATCTAGAGATTCTAATGGATACGTTAGTATGTTTCCAGATTTTGAAACAGGTATAAGAGCAGCTAAAGATCTTTTGTTTGGTCCAAACTATTCTAATCTTACTATATCTCAAGCTAGAAATAAATGGGTAAGTGGTAGTCCAGATAAAACTAATGCATCTACTCCAGATATTGTAAAAGCTATGGGTACAAATAAAGTACTAGCAGACCTTAGTCCAGCAGAACGTGACAAACTAATAAAACAGTTTGCAAGATGGGAAGGTAAACAAGCATATCAAAAACTAAGTGGCATGCAGTTATACGCTGATGGTGGATCTGTATCTTATACAGAAGGTGATGTTTATGAACTAACAGAGGATGAAATTAAGTCTATACTTTCTTCAGGTGGAGATGTAGAATTTTTATAAATTTGTAATATACTATAATATGAAAACGTATAAAGTAAGAATTAGGAAATCTCCAGAGTCTATGGCTTATGGTGGTCAATCAAATTATGGATTAGATCTAGGTCAGAAGAATATATATTCTGATATGACAGATAATCCATATGAGTCAGTATCTAACACTCTACAACCTGTAGATAGAGAAGAAGCTAATATTGAAGCTGAGCTTGGTGAAACAGCATATGGAGACTTTAATAATGATGGTCGTAAAGAACATATGAAGATTGGTGGTGAAAGACACACCAATGGTGGTACACCACTAAATGTTCCAGAAGGTACATTTATTTATTCTGATACTAAGAAGTTAAGAATTGGTGGTCCTGTACTTGCAAAGTTTGGTAAGTCAGAAAATACTAAACAGAAATTTACTCCAGCTCAACTAGCTAAACAGTATGATATTAATAAGTATCAAGCTATCCTTGATGATCCATATACTGATAAAATGGCTAAGTCTACTGCTGCTCGTATGATTGATAACTATGAGAAAAAACTTGGTGGCCTTGCTTTAGTACAAGAGTCTATGAAAGGATTTCCTCAAGGTATTCCTGATGTAGCTAAGTCTGTATTACCAGAAGGTATGGGACAACAACTTGCTGAGATGGGAGGTTTTTATGGTGATGATCAAGATTATTATCAAGGTGGTGGTCAAAATGATATTCCAAAAATTAATAAAAATCAGATAGCTCAGAAAGAAAAAGAAGGTTTTAAAAGGATTCCTGGTACTAATATATGGGAAAAGAAAGGTCAAACTATTGAGGTTAGAGATGCTATAAAAGGTACTCCTGGAACACAACCAGTTACTAAAACTATCCCAGGTAAAAAATATGTACCAAATCCAAATGCTTGGTGGAACAGTCTTACACCAGAACAAAAAGCTGCTCATAATAAAAAAGTTCGTGAAAGAATTGCTAAAGATCCAGAGTATCAACCTAAAATAGAAATAGTTACTCCTGGAACTAAAGGAACACCAGATACTTGTGAACCAGGATTTGCAATAAATCCAGCTACAGGTAAATGTGAAAAGATCATTCCTAATTTAGAAAGGTTTACTTATGAAGAAACTCCTACTACCACTACTACTATAACTACTGGTGGTGGTGGAGGCGGTAGACGTCCTTACTTTGGTAAGCAGTTTATGGTTCCTCCTAAACGTTACACTCCTTATGCTGCTCCTCTTAATGCTATGATTCCAGAACCTACGTTCTATGATCCTAATAGAGAGTTAGCTGAAGGTGCATCTAATCGTAACATGATGGCAGCTTATATGTCTCAAATGGATCCTCAGCAGTTTTCTGCTAGAGCTAATGCATTAAATGCACAAGGAGCTGAGCAAGCAGCTAACACTATTGGTAAATATCAAAACATGAATGTTGGTGTAGCTAATCAGTTTAGTCCTTTACAAACAGATATTATGAATAAGGTGATGGCTTATAGAGCAGACGCTGCTGATAAGTTAGCGTTCAATGCTCAGCAAGAAGATAAAGCTTATCGTAATACCATGAGAAACTATCTTAAAGCTCAAGATATGTATGATATTAATGAGTATGATAGAGCAACTAAACAAGGTATGCTTAATCAGACTAATCCATATTATTCTATAGAAGATGGTCGAGGAGGTGCAACTCTTAAGTGGAAAGATAAAACTAACTGGATGAATATGGTTACTGGTCAATCTCCTCAGTTGGATACTAAAGGATTACAAGATGTAGAACGTTATGCACTTGAATTAAAAAATGCTGGGCATGATGCAGCTACTGTTACTCAACTAATGAGAATGAAATATCCTAATGCTTTTCAATCTAGTAGAGGTGCTAATAATGCTGCAGCTATTAATGCTCAGTATATGAGTATGAATAGAGCACCAATGGCTCAAAGTGCATACCCATTTGGATATGATGATGGATATGATTATTAAACTTTTAAGGTTTAGTTTTAAACTTTAAAGATTTTATTGTATATTATATATGTAAACTATGGCACAATACCTTCCTTATATTCCAGAAACCATACCTGAACCGGCTTTATACAAACCGGACTTTAACTTCTTT